TTTCAATGTTTCCTGCTTTAAGTGTGAAATTTTCAATATCACCAGTGTAGGTTGATATTGCGGCATTTGATGCATCGGTAAAATCGCCCGTACCAGCATATTCAAAGTCTGAAGAAATATTGGCTGCATTAATAGTTAAATTGTCGATTGAACCAGAGTAGGTTGCTATGCCACCAGATATTTGATCAGCATTAATCGTAAATGTATTAATGAATGTACCAACATCTGTTTCTAATTGGCCAATGGTTCTTGAATTAACTGTTAAAGACTCAAGCGCTTCATCGACTTCAATTTTTACTGCAGTTTCTGCTAAAATTTTATTAATTGCGTCTTGACTAAGTTTATCATAGCCAATTGTGGTATTCGCTATTTTATCGTTTGTAATTGATAAATCTGGAACAACAGTAATTATTTGGTCAAATTCTGAACCAGTATTACTTCTAAAAAGAGTATCGTTAGAAGTATTAACAAAAAGATCACCTGCTCTTATATTACTTGCATCTGGAGCTTCATTACCATAATGCACTTGTGTCTTTGTGTTAATAGACGATGTTAAAGATGTTATATCGTCTTGATTTGCAAATCCTGATGCAGGTGTAATATCAAGTTTAAAATTTTCTAAGAGTTGTGATTCTAGCGCATTTGATAATTCAGAAGCACCAACTGCATCTGTTTTTATTTCTTCAGCGCCAATACAATCATCAAATAGTAAAGTATTTAATGTTATTTTTTTAGTTACGCCACCTTGAACAACTGGTATTACAACTGCACCATCTGCTTGGGTGGCCTCGGGAAGTAAGCTAATTTTAATTTCTGCCATATCAATTATTATTTATATCGTATGACTAGTCAGTAGAACGTTATAAATAAGAATATAATGATAAGATCAGATTTTAACATTGACGAAAAAACGCCCTTTAATACCGCTAGGTCGAAGTTATATTCTGACATACCTTTAGCATTTACAGTTCATCCTAACACTAAAGATATAAGACCAATAACTGACGTTAGTGCAATAAGACAAGCTGTAAAAGTTTTAGTTCTTTCCAATTTTTCCGATAGGCCTTTTCATCCCGAGCTTGGAGGAAACGTAACAAGATATCTATTTGAAAACGCAAATAAGTTTACAGCTGTTGCAATGAGAGATGAAGTGCTTCGAATACTTCGTAAGAATGAACCTCGCATAAAAAACACAAAAGTTCAGATTGCATTAAATGAAGATGAAAATAGATTAATGGTTACAATAGCATTTACAATAAATACATCAAACCTTAACACAGAGGTTTCTTTTTACCTCGACAGAATAAGATAAAATGGCACTTAAACAATTCAACATTACAGAATTAGACTTTGATAAAATCAAAGGCGCAATTAAAGAATATTATAAGAGGACTGATTCCCCCTTTAAAGATTTTGATTTTGAAGGTTCTGGTTTGAATCTAATACTCGATGTTCTTGCCTATAACACACATTATAACTCAATTCTTGCTCACCTTGCAGCAAATGAAAGTTTTATTTCTTCAGCACAGCTAAGAAAAAATGTTGTTGCACGAGCTAAAACACTTGGTTATATTCCTCATGGCATTACTGCGTCTAATACAGAAATAACTTTAACTAATGTAGACTCAAGCATTTTATCAATTCCTAAAGGTACAATATTTACGAGTTCAGATACGTTAAATGGTACAACATACTCATTTATTAATGTTAATGAAATATCTAATCCAACTAAACCATTTCAAATTTATCAAGGTTCATTAAAAACAAGACAATATATTTTTGATAGCTCAAGTGATAATATAAAATTTGAAATACCAGATAAAAATGTTGATATTTCACAATTGGCTGTTACCGCATTCGATAATGCCAATACAACAAATAAAGAAACTTATTTAAGATTCTCAGAATTAGCAGGATTAGACGAAAATTCTCTTGTATATTTTATCAACGAAAATCCAAATGGTAAATATGAAATATCTTTTGGTGATAATATTTTAGGCAAAAAGCCAAACGCTGCTAGTGTGATTGAAATAACATATCTAATTTCGGCTGGATCAGACGCTAATGGATTATCTGTATTTACTACCTCTGATCCCTTATTTGATAGCGTAGCTAAACCTACGATTACACCTTCTGCATCAACAGGCGGTGGAGGTGATAAAGAATCGATTGAAAGTATACGTGCGAACGCTCCTCTTGGATTCTTAGCACAAAACAGAGCTGTAACAGTTGATGATTATAAATCAATCATACGTAATAACATTAACGTTAGTGCGATTTCAGTTTGGGGTGGAGAAGATAACAATCCTCCCGAATATGGAAGAGTATTTTTATCGATTAAACCTCAAAACGGTTTAACACTTTCAGAATCTGATAAAGATTTCTTACTTCCTATTCTAGATAAAAAAGGAATTCTAACTGTTAAGCCAAAATTTGTAGATCCAGAATTTGTGTATCTTTACTTTGATTTTTTTGCAAAATATAATTCAAATTTAACCAACTTAAGCGAAGCAGGTGTTTCAGATCTTATAAGAAGAGGATTAGCTGAATTTAACACCGCGTACTTAGCCGACTTTGATGGTGTCTTTAGATATTCTCAGTTTTTGGCATTTATTGTGAATAAAGACCCCTCGATATTAAGTGCATTTGCTAGAGTTTATGCTTATAAGAAATTTACCGCACAGACACTTTTAAGAGATGCATATAAAATTAATTTTAATTTTGCATTAGAAGAACCTGAAGATACAACAAAAAGTTTAATTAGTTCAACTCCGTTCTTAATCAATAGTACAAATCATTATTTTGCAGATGAACCTTCAACTATAGAGAATATTAGAAGTATTTACATTTATAAAGTAGATAATTTAAGTGGATTAAACGTAATGACACATCGTAACATAGGTACTGTAAATGTTGCAACAGGTGAAGTTATAATTAATTTCTTTGATATTGACATTAACACAGAAATTAAAATATTTGTAAGACCCGCCTCAAATGATATCGCACCAGTGCGTAATCAGATTATTGAAATCGATAATGGAGGTCATACACTAATCGAATCTGAAGTTGATACAATCGCAATATCGGGTTCTATAGGTGCGATTGATTATAACACAATAGCAAGAGAAGAATAATGCACGAAGCATCAGCAAATACGAAACCTTTAAATTACGAAAGAGAAAAAGTAAGAGAGCTTTATCCTCAATATTTGAGAGAAGGTGCTGCTAATATCATTTCTTTCCTTGAAGAATACTATGAGTATTTAAATCAAGATAGTGGGCCTTCGTATGAATTAAGACATATCACAATTGAAAACGATATTGATGAAACGTCTGAAAAATATTTAGATGCTATTCAAGGTGAGATTGCAAAGATCGTTCCTAATTCAAGTGTTATAGATAGAAATACTTTATATAAGAGAATAGTACATTATTATAAAATTAAAGGAACACCAGAGAGTGTTGAGATATTTTTCAAATTATTTTTTGATGCAGCTGCAGAATTATATTTTCCTGGCAATGATTTATTTAAATTGTCTGCACAAGAAAATGGCCAATTGTCTCATACTAAAAAAATACAAGATAGTTTATTTTGGCAAGATTTTAGTTATCAAATAGCTACAACAGTTTCGAGTAAAGATTGGGAAGGCGCGTTTAAAAGAATAGTTCATCCGGCCGGAATGAAATTTTTCAGTTTATTATTAATTGACGTTTTAATTAAAAATAGATGGGAGGTGTTTGAATCATACTCGCCCTCAGCTGAAAATCCGGAAAGTTGGTATGAAGCGTTGGTTCCTCCATCAAAAAGAATAACAAATTTTTCTGATGACGGTTATCACACACCGCGTTATCAGCCTGGTTGGTTAGAATCAACACAAGCGCTATTCGTAATAGTACTACTCGATATGATTGGAGAAGATCCGATAGTCGATCCAGCGCGAAATGGTTTTACACGTATTGCACAAAGATCTGCTAACAATCCTACTAAAACTATTACGCGACAAACTACAAATGATTTTGAAGTTACTGCAGGATATAAACTTAGCGATATGTTACCTCGAGGTGATCTCGTTGGATTTCCTTTAATGCCTCAGATCAAAAGTGGTGAAACCATTAAATGTAAAATGGATGTTATTTCTGAAAACTATATTGCGCCTTCGATTGGTTTATTGCGAAACAGAGAAGATAGCGCAAAAGAAAAAAATCAAATTTCGTTCGAACCTTTGTATAACATACCTTCTGCTGGAAGTCCTTTATTCGCGTTACAACCTAATGTAAACTTTCCTTTATCGACCGCAAGTATTGCAGCCGGAGGTGCTGAAACAATTTTTTATCCTGCAGAAAGTTCACCAACCATTGATGTTTCAGTTAGTCCTGGAGCCACATCTGAGCTTGGTAAATTTAGAATAACAACAAATGTTACAGCACCTTCTGATAAAAAATTTAGATCAGTTGTTAATTACATACCAACAACTGGACCGTTAGGAACTTTACCAAGTTTAGGTACTTATAGGTTAAGTGGTAAATGTAGAGTTGTGGCGAGTGACACCACTGTTACAGGTGCTACAGCAAGTGTAAGTTTACAGCAACCTAGAAATGCGAGCACTGGAGCTATTGATACTACAAGTCCAATGAGTAGTCCTGTTCAACCTTATGAAACTACACAGCATTTTTCAACTACCTCAAATGATTTTGTTGAATTTACTGTGTTTCTTACTATTGGAAGTTCTAGTGTACCAAATACAATTAACGTAGAATTTGCTGGCGAATGCATTGATAGCGCACAATCAGGAAGTGTTATAGTAGAATTTAAAGAAATAAAAATTGTTAAAAATCCTTCAGAAAGGCCTAATTTAATTCATAATGCAAGTGAAATATTTAGAAGTAATGTAGTATCTGCCCCGGGTGGTTTAACTGGTGTTAATACTATAACGAGTGGTACTCCATTTGAGTTTACTTTAACATCAACAGATGATAAAAATCGTTTCATTGGATTTATTTTTACTGATGGAGGTTCTTACCTTGGTGGTTTACCATCGTATCGTGTGTTAAACTTCGAAATTCTTGAGTATAATGGAAAACCTTACAATGCTAAAAGAGGTATTATTCGACAACTTGAATTTATTTCAGAACTTGAATTACAATCTTCAACATATACTTTATCAACAAATACTAACGATTATTTAAGTGGCGTCTTTGGAAGTCATAATCCTGGTTTCTGGAGTGACGAAAGATTCTTAAATGAAAATGGTTTATTAGCTACACCTATTGAAGCTATGATTGTTTCTCTTGAAGAACAAATAGAAAATTTAAATTTTGTTAGACCGAATCTTTCAGGAGTTTATAGCGTTCAAACGGGCGTAGAATTTACTGTTGGAAGTTTAACAGTTGGTCAAGAATATATGATAACAGACTTAGGAACTACACCTCAAGCAGATTGGAATACTATAGCAGGAACAACGGGTGTAACTTATATTATAGGAGATAAATTTACAGCAGCCTCAAACACAGGAACAGGCAATGGAACAGCAATTGATTTTAGATTACATGATATTTAATCGTTGCGAACGTTATAAATAAATATAAATTAATTAAGTAGATACTATTATGGCAGCAATTATTACAGATGATTTTCGTAGAAACCAAGCGAGAAATTTGATGAACGACATTAAAGCGGCGTCAGCGCTTACTAATGCTAGTGGTCAAGCTGATGGCTCGAGCCCGTATTTTAGAGAAGTAGACACATATGCTATTGGCATTGGAAAATCTGACGCTTGGAAAAATGATTCAAGCAATAATGATGAAAACAATGATAGCTTTGTTGTACCAGTTCCAATTGGAGCAAAATATGAAAATAGAGATATTATTAATAACATGTTTTCATTAAGTGAAATTCCTACTAATGGAGTTAAACAAGTTATTCCAAAAAATCCATGGACAAGTGGAAGAAAATATAAAGTTTACGATCCTAATGACAACGATCTTTATTATGTATCCGGAGATTTTTATCCTTGTTACGTAACGCATAACAATAACATTTATATTTGTCTTTCAAATACTGCAGCTGCTGACTCTGATAATACTGGAACTACTCCTGTAGCATCAACACAATCACCTTCTGCAGGTGCACAAGGTATTTCAGTTGAAAATGATGGTTATGTATGGGCACACGTTCAAGCGATTGATACGAGTGCAAATGCTAAATTTATCACAGGACAATTTGTACCAGTCGATGATGCTGGCGCTACTTCATCTACGCAAGATGGTCTTTTAACACACATATCAATTACAGATGGAGGAAGTGGATATACGAGTGCTCCAACAGTTACGTTATTTTTAAGAGATGACGCAGATCCAGATAGTCCATTAACAAAACACACCACAGCAAAAGCAATTGTTGAAAGTGGTGTAGTGACAAAAATTCAACTACAAGGTTCAGGTGCAGCATCAACTGATGATGGCGAAAGTTCATATTGGTCAAGTCCAATTGAAGACGTAAGAAATGCAACTGTAGTTATAGCCGCGCCAACTTCTGGTAGAACAGCAACAGGTGTAGCAGGTGTAGCATTTGCAAGAGGATTTTCAGCAAGACCATTAGATGTTCTCCCCACTTGGTTTTTAAATATTACCACAGACTTTGATGGAGAAGAAGATGGCGATGCAGCGATTTTACCATTTAGACAAGTATCATTATTGAAAAACTTTTCTAGAATTGATGATGGAGAAACACCTACTACAACAAATAAACTTGATGGACTAAAATATTTCCAAGTTGCTTCTCCTACACCTTCAGCATTAGCTTCTTTAAATCCAGGCGATGTAATTTTTCAAGAAACTGGTAACGCTAACGGTGAACCTAAAATGTATTTTGATAAATGGGATTCACCAAATTCAAGAGTTTACTATCATCAAAATACAAACAATGACGTTAACTTTATTCAACCAAATGATGCATCTGGTGCTACACAGCCGCTTAAAGTGGCAGCTACTTCAGGTTCATTAGATGTAGGGGATACATTAGGAGCAGGCGTAGTTACTAGTTCTCATGCTGATGCAGAATATGCTCACGATGATGGTAACGCTGAGTATAATGGTGAAGTTATTTTCTTTGAAAACCGTAGACCATTTAATCGTGCTACTAGTCAAAAGGAAGAAGTCAAATTGATTATACAACTTTAAAGATAGATACATAATATGCCAATAAATTCTTATTCTCAAGATCCTTATTTTGATGATTTTGCAACCACTGATAAAAATTATCAGAGAATTCTGTTTCAACCCGGAAGAAGTGTTCAGGTTCGTGAATTAAATCAGTTACAATCGTTATTGCAAGATCAAATTGCAAAATTTGGAGATCACGTATTTAAAGATGGTGATCGTGTATTGAATGGCTATACAACATATGATGATGACATTGGAAGTATTCCTGTAACCTTTTCTGTTGTTCCTACAGCAGCGCAGTTAAAAGCTTTAGAAGGTGTAGAAGTTTATAAGTATCATGCAAGTGATCCCGATGTAAAAGCATTAAAAGCAAAAATCGCAGGTGTTCAATCATTTGTCAATTCAAATACTACTTATTATAGATTATACTTAAAATATTCTGGTACAGATTTAACAAATAATAAAACAACCTTTGAACATAACGATGGTATTGTATTAGGAGCAAATGAAAGTACTATAACATTAAGCGCTACTCAATACACCGCCAATACACAATTTGCAACTGCTGATGTTAATAATAGCGGTGAAGACCCTGCAGTGTATGGAGGGTTTTTACAAGACGAAGGTGTGTTCTTTGTCAAAGGTTCTTTTGTGCACACAGACTCACAAAACTTTTTTGAATTAAAAACAACTAATAGTCCTTTATTAACTGGTAATTGCGTATTTGATATTGAAGAAAATATTATAACATCTGGTGAGGATGCGACTTTACTCGATAATGCTTCAGGAAGTGCAAATGAAAATTCTCCTGGTGCTGATAGATATCAAATTAAATTAGTTTTAAATTTTATCGATTCTGCCGATACATCAGTTAGTGCAGATCAACAACGTATAAATCTTTTAGAGATTGTACAAGACAATGTTACACTTCCAGCACGTACAGAATATTCTGAACTTGGAAAAACATTAGCTGAAAGAACTTCGGAAGAAAGTGGTTCGTATATTCTTAAACCATTCAAAATTGATGTACGCGAATATTTAAATGAAAACTCAAATCGAGGTATTTATACTGATCAAGAAATTGTGAACTTGGAAATTCCTGGAGGACCTACTGATACAGGATCAGCTGCTATATATGGAAGAAAAAGATATTCAATCGACATTGAACCTTCAACCGCATATGTTCAAGGATATCGTGTAGAGTTAGAAGATAAACAAAGATTGATTGTTGAAAAAGGTCAAGAATCTTCCGATCTTAAAACCGTTAAGAATAATCAATTCACCGCGACAAGAGGACAATATATTGAAGGTTGTTTCTCAGATCAAGGGCACACAACTGACATTGGCCATATTACTTTTGCAGCAGATTCTATATTTCATTTTCAAACTAATAACACTGGAAGCGGGGGAACCACTGGTACGTTTAGAATTCATTCAATAGAATTAACAGGCGTAAATACTTTTAATAAACCTGTCGCAGATATGACTGCTGCAGCAGCAACACACCGATTTTATATTTACGATATTCGTTTAGATAGTGGTAAAAGAGTTTCAGATTCAAAATCATTTATATTCAACGTCAATGATTCCTCTTTCGCTAATGGTGATATCACGGTTGTCAATAACTCTGGATTCGAATTATTTGAAGGAACAGGTACTGCACCTAATTTAGAATTATATGAACTTCCTGCAGATGCAGTAAATTCTGTCACTTCTGTAGAGTTTCAAGTACAAGAAAGAGTTCAATTCGCCGGAGGCGATACATCTGCTGGAGAAGGTAATAGTTTAATAGCAAATTCACAATTGTTATTAACAGTAACAGCAGGTTCGTTGTTTAGTACAAATCCAGATGATTATCAATTCCATAGAGATGATCAAAACGCAAGTGATGGAGATGGTGGAGGTATAGTTACACGCGTTGTTATTACTAGTGCTAATACTGCGGTCTTAGACGTAACTCGTGCTGATGGCGGAGGTATAGGTGCTGCTAAAGATACTGTTATTTACGCTCCAGTTAAATTAGCTGGAACATCAGGTAGAAGAACAAAAACTTTAACCGAAGGCTCAAAAACATTTAATTCAACTAAATTAACTAAAGGCGATGTATTACAATTAGACGATGTTGATATCAATACACTAACAGCAATTACACACTCTAATTATTCCGGAGGAAGTAGTGCTGATATAAAAAGTTTATTTACATTAGATAATGGACAAAGAGATTCACATTATGATAAAGGACGTGTAATTTATAATGGATCAGAACACATGGCATCTGGAACAATAGTAGTTACATATGAAAATTGGGCTCATAGTGGTGGTTCATACTTTGTTGCTGATTCGTATATTGATGGTACAGTTACACCAAGTGAATCAGTCGGTATTTCAAGCATTCCAGAATATAACGGAATAAAATTAGGAAATTGCGTAGATTTTAGACGAGCTATTACCGAGTCAACAATTGATAAAACTATTCTACATAATAGTGTCGTTAATGTTAATTTTCAACAATACTTACCACGCCACGATTTAGTTGTTCTTAATCAATTAGGTGATGTATCTATCGTTAAAGGTAAAGCTGCAGATGTTCCTCAACTTCCAAATTTACCAAAAGATTCTATTGAACTTTATAGAATATATAAACCTGCATTTGTTTTTGACTTAAATGATTTGGTAGTCGAAACAGTAGATCAGAAGGTTTATAGAATGTCAGACATTGGAGAACTTGAAGATAGAATTAAGAGTTTAGAATATTATGCTTCACTTTCTGAATTAGATAAAGAAGCGTCAAGCACACAAATACAAGACGGAAGTGGTGAAAGATTTAAGAATGGTATTATTACAGATGCATTCTTAGGACATGGCGTAGGAGATACACAAAATCCTGCATATCGAATTGGCATAGATAGATTAGATTCTACTGCACGACCAATGTATCTTTCAGATAATTCACGTTGGAGTTATGTTAGTGGAATGCAAGGTTCGGCGACTAATTTAACTACAACATGGAACGGCAACTCTGTTAGTGAAACAAACATTCATTCTGGAAAAAGACAAGGTGCTGTAACATTAGATTTTATTGAAAAGGTATTAATAGACCAACCATTTTCAACTGAACACATGAGTGTTAATCCTTATAATGTTGCGACATGGAGTGGTACATTAGAGTTATCACCATCAAGCGATGAATGGAAAGATATAAATCATAGACCAGATATTGTTAATTCTGCTGAAGGAAATAACGATGCATTATTAGCTCGAATCGCTAAAAATCCTAATGTTCTTGGCACTGAATGGAATGAATGGTCAACTAATTGGGCAGCTTTACCAAGGCGTGGTAGAGGAAGATTTAGATGGTTCTTCCGTCGTAGACGTAGACGTCGTCAAAACACATTCACCCGTAGAAATGGCAGATTTGTAGAAACTGTTAGACCAGAAATACGTGATGGAATAAGAACAACATTAAGAGAATCATTTGATAGAGAAGTTACAGATGATAGAGTTGTTGATATTAGTTTTATTCCTTTCATAAGATCACGCAAAATTTTCTTCAAAGGAAGATTATTAAAACCAAATACTAAATTTTATGTTTATTTTGATGATGTAAATATTACATCGTATGCGAATGAAACAACGTTTAGTAGTTTTGGTGGAAACGTTGCAGGTATTGGTGGAACAGACGTTCAAAGATATGATGGACTTACCACAGGATTTGGAGCAGGTGGAACACTTACAACAAATGCTTCAGGTGAAGTATCCGGCTGGATTGTTATACCAAACAACGATTCATTGAGATTTAGAACTGGTAATCGTCAAATACGCTTAACAAATCATCCGCAAGGAAGTAAAACACTAGAAACTTCTGCGGCTGAAACTTCATATTTCGCAAAAGGCATTTTAGAAACACGCCAAAGAACAATTTTATCTACACGACAACTTGCATTAGAAAGAACACGAGTAACTTCTAGAAGAAATGTAGTAACAAGGAGACGTGTTAGACGTGACCCCGTTGCTCAAACATTTATGATTGGCAATGAGCCAACCGGTGTTTTCTTATCATCAATTGATGTTTGGTTTAAAAGTAAAGACCCGAATATACCAATTGAATTAAGTATTGTTACTGTCGAAAATGGTATACCAACACAAGATACTGTACCATTCTCTAAAGTTATAAAAAACCCAAGTGATGTTCCTAACGTTAGTAGCGATTCTGCATCAAATAAAAATACTAATTTCATGTTTGATACACCAGTTTATTTACAGCCAGGTGTAGAATATGCAGTCGTTTTAATATCAAATAGCGCAAGGTGGAGAGTATGGGTTTCACGAGTAGGAGGACAAAATATTGTTCCTTCAGGTCAAACATCAGAAAAAGTAACAAAGAATGTGAATCTTGGCGTATTACTGAAAAGCCAAAACGCATCAACATGGACACCTGACCAAAGTGCAGATTTGAAATTTAAAATGAATAGAGCAGATTTTAAAACTGACGCGAGTCAAACAGCTTTATTTACTGGTTTATGTCCTGAAAGAGGTGAAGTAGCTTATATTGATACAGCAGCTGCTGGTTCTGGTTACTTAGCTGGTGCACCTACAGTTACAATAGCTGCACCAGGAGGAACTAATGATATTACCGCAACCGCTAAAGCTTATGTTGGTAAAGGTGGTATTTTAGATTCGATTGAAGTATTAGGTGGAGGTACAGGTTACACCGGTGCACCTACAGTTACAATTGCGGCACCTGATCCGATAAACGTTGGTGGTACTACAAGTGATAACACATTCTTTATTGATGATACTTTACTTCCAATTCAACGTGGACAAGAGTTTCAATTTAATGATAATGGTATAGCGCACAGTGACTTTACAGATGGACAAACATTATACGCTGCACCTATAAATGCAGATAGTAAAGAGGTTGAATTTGGTCATACGTTTAAAATATATGACGATTCAGCGTTGCAAACTCAAGACACATTTAGTAATGCTCTTAACGCAGTTCATACGATTACTCCTCAAGGAACTGCGACTGCTACATCAAAAATAAATGAATGGAGAGCATCTACATTTATGAATATGATTCAGGATATGGTATTACCTGAAGCAGAAGTAGATTATTTAATGACAGTGAGGGGCGAATCTTCTGGAAGTGCAGGAGATCAATTGGAATACGATATTGTTCCAAATGAAACAGTTTATACTGATACTCGTGTAACACATGATGCGATAAGTGGATCTTCTCCTGCAGGAGGAAGTCATTTAGATATTTTAAAATTAGAAGCTACATTGTCAAGTGTGGATTCAAAAATTAGTCCAGTCGTCGATATGGATAGATTGTCATTAGTATCATTTGATAATTTGATTAATAATACATCTGAATTTGAACTAAGTGCAGATGAAGGTGAATCAGCTGCAAGGTATATCACACGAAGAGTAAATCTTAAAAATCCTGCCGATAGACTTAATCTTTACTTCGATGCAATGAGACCAGACGAATCAACTACACTTGAAGTATTTGCTAAGTTTAAAACTTTAGATGCTGATGGACAAAGTAAAGATTTCGATACATTACCGTGGACTAAAATTAATCCTATTAATTCAAAGGATATACAAGTAAGTAGTAACTTTGAATTTAACGAAGCTGAATTTGAACATGAACTTTCAACTCAAGAATTTGATGCATTTAGTATAAAGATTATTTTCAAATCTTCTAATAAAGCATTCGCGCCAGAAATTAAAAACTTAAGAGCAATAGCAACAACATAATGACAGAACCATACTATAGAGATCCAGTTTCGGGAGCACTTATTAATAATAATAGTAGTGCTTATAATGCTAGAGTTTCACAAAAGAATAACACAAAAAAACTTAAAGCACAAGAAGTAGAGATAACAGATTTAAAAACACAACTTGCTGATTTAAAAGCAATAGTTGATACACTAACAGGTGAATAAATAAAACTATGTCAAATACAACAAATTTCGATGATTTCAAAAATGTAGATGTTTCAACTGCAACAGGAGCATCTGAGGCCGGAGTTGTATTGACAGATGATTTTGGCAAATGGCGCAAAAAGTCTAATGGTGTAATTGAAAAAGTAAAGGCTTTAGATACAACAGTAACTGATTTAGATGCTAATGCGGCAATCATCAATAAAACATCATATCAAAAATTTAATAAAGCTATTGGAAGCACTGTTGTTAATTTAACAGATCCTGAAGAAATTGACTTAGCAGCCGGAAATACTTTTGTTATAACACTAACACAAAGCGTTTCAACTTTAGAATTTTTAAATTCTGGTACTTCAACACAAGGTGGAAGATTTACATTCATTATTAAATCCACAGGATCGTATACAATTACATGGCCTAATTCTGGTACTCAAGAAGTTATTTTTGCTGATGGTAGCGGAGCATTAACATCAGGTACAGCAACCGATATAATGAATGTATATAATGATGGAACGAAATTATATGCTACATTAAGCGCATACATCGATCAACAAATTGCAGCATCGCAACAAGGTGCAGCGGATATGCATTATTTAAATGTAATGAACACCGCAGGATTTAATGATAACGATCACACTAATAGTGGTTTAACTGGAACTGAAATAAATAACGCAAGAATTCTATTAGGTTCGAGTGTTAAAGCCGGACATACTGTTATGGTTAGATTTAGTCAAAGATATTCGTATAGATGGGGTAATGGTACATCATACGCAACTAGAAGAGCGTTTCAAGTATTTGTAAGTGGTGGAACATATCCAAATAACGTTTGGTACGATCAAGGAGCATTTGTATAATTTATGAGCGAAGAATTAAAATATCAAGAAGGAGTTAATCCTTTAGAAAAAATAGAAAACATTGAAACTGGTGAACAGACATATACACTCGTTTTCAACAAAATTTCTGGAGCTTATTACGCCACTGTTGCTACTGACTCAGCTGGTGATTTAAATAGTGTAAATTTTAAATTTAAAACTGTAACGTACGATAAAAATACACACGAATGGATAGGTGATTACGATACTGGAAGCTTAGTTCCTATTGATGATGTACCAGCTGTTGTTTTTGAAGAAGACATCGATAGACAAGCTGGACAAGTTATTGGTCAATCATATCCTTGGTTTTCGCAAATAAATATTCTAATTGATGTCGTAAATAAATTAGTAGAAGAAAGTGGAATTACAGGTGATGAAGTTGATACATTTACTGATATGGTAACTTTCCTTGAAGCACGTAGAGATGCTAATCGCAAATATAAAGAAGCTTATAAGGCTGACAATAGTTTTGATTACAAAACACGAAGAGATGTTTGGAATGAAAATGCAAAACAATTGGAAGGTGGATTACACGAACAAATGCCAGGTGGCGCAACTTTACCACATATGAATCCTTCCAATGACGTTGATCAGCCTGGTCAACACTACTAAATAATGAATTATGAGAATCATCTTGAAGAAATTTCATCAAAACTTGAAGTAATAGATAATTTTTTATCTGCAGAAGAGTGTAACGAAATTTTAGATTTTGTATCATCATTAAAATTAAATGATCGTTCAACATTTTTGCCTAATTACGGTTTAAAACAAGATGTCGGTAATTATAATTCAATAGGGTTTACACCATATAATTATCCTGAATTTTGGAATAAGATTTTTAAAAACAAATTAGTAAATACGTTTGAGCCTGTTGAAGTTCAGATAAATGAATATCAAAAAGGGCATTATATCCCTCCTCATAAAGATAAAGGCATTTCACTATATACAGTTTCTGTTCCTTTGCAAACAGACGATAAAAATTATTTAATGTTCGGAGATCCAGATGCGTATTATAAAGAAATGCCAGTTGAAGAATCTAACGAAAAAGAAATGACAAAATCTTTTTCAGATATAAAGGGAAGAGGATATATGTTTTCAGGAACTAATCCTATACATTGGGTTCCTCCCACAAATTCTTTACGTTATAGCGCAATCTTTTTATATAGCTTTCCTTTATGATTTATGATATTACTTATGCAAAAGATGTTTTAAAGGACTTTCACGAGTTTTGCGATTCTATTGGATTTAAACGTGCAGAAAGTTTTGGTAGAAGAACAGGTGGAAGCGCTGAAAGAAACAACCTTTCAGAATATGAATACATTAGAACTTCTCGTTTTATAAAAGAACCAAAACTTTATCGAAAAATAAAAGACACGTGCACCAAGCTTTCGATATGGCAATACGCGTTAGTACATTATGTTTTACAGTTACAACCGAATGATTTTTTAGATCTTCAAGATGATTGGCAGAGAGACGATCATAATAAACCTTTAGGAAAGTTCTTTTCAATTGCTTTAACTGAAGGAAATAAAATAATTATTGAAGATAAAGAGTACTTAGTACCGCAATATCACGCGATTGAATTTAGTCCAACTGATTTGCATGAAATAAAACCAGTAAATAATAAACAAACTTGGTTGGTTTTTATGGTACCTAAATACCTGAACGTAAGTGAAAGTATTATAAATAGATTATAATATGGCTACTTATTCAAATCTTTTTATAGACCAAGGATCGGACTTTTCGTTTTCTATTGATTTACAAGGTGTTAGTTTAAGCACAAACTATAGTGCGAGAGGTCAAATGCGTAAATCTTATAATTCTGTTTCTCATACAGATTTTACCACTTCAGTTGATACAACAAATAATGAGTTAGACATATCACTCGACGCTATAACTACACAAGGTTTAAAGGCTGGAAGATATGTTTACGATGTAGAAATTGTAAATTCCACAACAGGAGAAGTAACTCGTGTATTAGAAGGTCAAGTTGAAGTTACACCGACTGTGACTTCAAGTGCGTTTGATGACATTGCAAGTGAAGAAGCTATTACTACATTTACTACACAAAACTTAGCTATACCAACTGATTTATCTGGTGACAATAGCATGAATATACGTGATTCATACGCGTTTATCGAATTGAACAACAATCTATATCATCAAAATGGATTTACAACTCAACTTACTGTGACAGGTAAATATTTTCAGATTCAAAATCCTACTACTTTTACTTTAAAACTATTCTTAACAAATGAAGGATTTGTAAATAAAACAAGTACAACGTCATTTGGTACTTCGGTTGATGGATTTCCTTCGACAGCAACAATAACATCACAAGGCGCATTTAATGTTGCATTACAATTAAGTGCTGATACTGTTGGTACGTTCAAATATTTAGGTATATGTGCAGAAGATGCTAACCCCGGCGATCAAGTTTTAAGACCATTTGGTAAATTCCAAGTTGAAGATTTAGCTATACTTCCTTCATTATCATATCATCCAGATTCAGCTATTAATGGAACAGTAGATTTTAAAGTAGGCGCAGAAATTATCGATCCTCAACACGTAGGAAAATTTAGTATATCAAATAAAAGTGCAATCTTTGCTAATTAATATAAAAAACTATGACAACGATTAAGGCATCAGTTAATACACCAAATAAAATTATTCCAAAGAGTGTTACTCTTAAAGATGACACTTTAACACTAGCAACTCTCGGTATAGAAAATGTTGATAACACGAGCGATGTCAATAAACCTATTTCAATATTTACACAAGCAGCTTTAGATTTAAAAGCAAACACAAGTGCTTTAAATACACATACAAATTCTACGGCAAATCCTCATAATGTTACTAAAACTCAACTTAATTTAGGAAATGTTGATAATACAAGTGATTTAGATAAACCAATTTCTACTGCAGTTCAAGCTGCGTTAAATACGAAAATAAGTAATACATCAGTATATTCAAGGACAGAAGTTGATCAGAAGTTTACTGATTTAGTAAATGGTTCACCTACTACGTTGGATACATTGAATGAATTAGCTGACGCTTTAAATAACGATGTAGCATTTTCTACAACAGTAACAAATCAAATTGCTCTTAAAGCACCTTTAGATTCTCCTAATTTTAGTAATTACATAAACGTTGCTGGTTATATTAATGCAACTACTGATATTACAGCGATCGGTAATATTACAGCGATCGGTGATATTACATCGGGTGGATTAACAACTACAAGTAAACTTTTAGCAACAAGTGTAAGTAATCAGGATAATGCATCTACCACTAGCGCTATCACAGTAGACGTAGCTGATGGTGGTTCGTCACCAGCATTAACTGCTATAATGCAATTGAAAGGATATGAAGGTAGAGGCGCAGGTATATTTATTCAAGATAGCGTAAATAGCGCGGCTGATCCATCGGATAGACAATGGTTTATCGGAACAGGTTATGGTCAAAGTAATTTCAATATTGGTTATGCGGCGGACGCTGTTCATACATCTTATGCCGCAAATAATCAATTAACTATTCAAACAGATGGTGATGTTGGTATTCGTACTAATGATCCGCACGGCGATTTACATGTTGTTGGAAAAGCAGATAGCGCAGGTAGAATTTACGTAAGCGATCAAGACACTGGTACTGAAACTACAGACTCTTTAATGTTAATGCAAACTGGCTTGAATAGTTACATAACAAATAGAGCTGATGGTAAATTAATTTTAGGTAGAGAAGCTGGTGACGTAATTACAATTAGTACAGCAAATAACGTTGGTATAGGAACTCCAAATCCAGCTAGATTATTAACTGTATATGAAGATACGAGTGCTGATTCTATAATACAAATAAAAGTTTCTGATAATCAATACGCGTCAAGAATCGATTTCGGCGATCCAGAACTTGATAACGCAGGAAGAATTAATTACGAGCATAGTAATAATAATCTATCTTTTTGGACTGATAATTCAAATAGGATGTCAATCGATAGCAGCGGAAATGTTGGCATAGGTGTAACTTCACCTTCAACTAAATTAGAAGTTGTAGATGATATGGCAGTTATTGGTAATAGTCCTTCAATAATATTAAGAAAAACACCTGCTGATGATACACACGAAACAACACGTCTTACGATTGGAACTGATAATTCATTAGCTGCTTTTGAAATTCAAACGCGCTCTTCTGATGACACTTTTATTTCAAATGATTATCGAATATTAAAAGATTTGAGCGGTGCTACTAATCATAGATTTGCCATTGCAAATAGTACTAAACTTGAAGTAACTTCAACCGGTGCTGCTATTACAGGTGACGCAACTGTTAGTGGTAACATCACCACAACTGGTGGTAGTTTTTTTGGAGAATTTAACGGAAGTCTTGGTGTTATAACAACTGCAGTAACAGCTAATGTTGGTGATAGTTCAACTGCAGTTTCAACTACGCAATTTGTAACAAGAGCAATTGATAATCTTTTAGCGAGTGCACCAGGAACTTTAGATACACTTAACGAACTTGCAACTGCATTAGGTAACGATCCAAACTTCGCAACAACAGTAACGAATTCAATTGCGCTTAAAGCACCAATCGCAGATCCAACATTTACCGGAACATTACAAACTACGAATATAATTGAAAAATCAAACGATAATGGTAATTCATTAGTTCTTAAAGGTGGTGGTCACACTGCAGCAAATATTGAAATTGATGACGGAAGCGCTTCTCAACATATTCGTTACGACGCTGTTAAACATATTTTCAGAGATAGAGATGCAACACCAAATGATTTATTAATTCTCGATGCTGCAGCAGAACGTGTCTTTATAGGAGAAGGCCTTACAATAGGTAAACTTTCAGGAGGTACTCACCAATTAACTCTCGATGGAAGTAATTACAGCGGTTCGAATCGAGGTATCTTGATTGAACATAATGCAAGTGCTGATGGCGAACAACTTGGTGAAATAACATTTTATAATACAAATAATGCAGGTAATGATTCTAACGATGATATAACAGTTGCTAAAATAGATGCTTCAGTTCAATCTGTAAGTGGTAATGCTGCTGATAACTCGGGTGCACATATACAATTTAGAACAAAAGACATAGCTGGACCTCTTACACCTCGATTGACTATACGCTCAAATGGTAAGGTTGGTATTGGAACACAAGCTCCTGCTAAAGAATTGGAAGTTATTGGCGATATTCAAATGTCTGGTAGACTAACCGACGTTATAAGAAGGGATGGACGATTTGAACATCACGATCCTGGCAATCGAGCAAGTTTATCTTCGAGAGCAATGAATGGTGGTGTATATCGCCAACTATTAACTTATACACCACCTTATTTACAAGAAGAATCGACTGATGACGTAAATTATACCACATCAACTCAATTAACAGAAAATCAATTAAAAGATTTGATGTTAGGTGAAGGAATGTCTACTTCATCTAAGAATATTCTTCCAAACAATGCTACAACATCAGCAGCAGGAAATGCTTATTACAGATTAACGTGGGATGCTGCAGATACTAGTTATGTATTTATTAATTCAATGTTATTGTATGGCTCTTTTAAGTCAGATAGCATTGACGTTAAAGTTGAAATACAAAATCACGGATCAACTGATTGGATATTAGTAGCACAAACTGATCCAGATTTAGGCATGCAACCTGGTTTAGCCTATGTCGATTTTTTACATGGCCAACTAAATTATATAAGAATGCGCAATGACACGGGTGGTATCAAATATCTACGTGTCACTTTCCATCGCGATGAGTTTGATAATGCCGATTCAATTGCATTGACTACATTAAATTTTTATGGATCGTATCCTCATGGTAATTCTCTACCTTATCGATATGACAGAGATGGTAAATTCATAACAAAGAAAGATTTACAAGTTACCAGCGGATATGACTTTATTGTAGATACGGATTTGATATTTGCTGATGCAAGCACTAATAGAGTTGGATTTGGAACAGACACACCGCACACACTTTCAAAGGTGACTGTCGCTGGTAGACTACGTGTCGATGGGCCTGACTTATATCTTTATAATCACGGCAGAGCAGGAGGAACATCAGGTTCAGCTGAATTGCATAGTGGTAGAGCGTTAGTTCACGATTCTGATGATTCATTACATTTGAATTATAATGGTGATTATACGGGTGGTATCAAATTCGGAAATGGTTTTCACTTTAAGCCGGGTGGCGCTTTAGGTGTTAACACCGAACCAACTGGTAATTTCAAATTAGATGTTAATGGAAAAGTAAGATTAAGAGATAATGTAAAACTCGGAAATGGAAGCGTATTAGATTCTACTAACGATCCTGATTGTGCGCTTGAAGTTGGTGGCAAAATAGTAGTTCATGGAGAACCTGCTGATGCGGACGTTGGTGAAACAGATGGTTCACGTAAAGCATATTTAAAATTTAATAGAATTGATAGTGACACAACGAGTGGTGGAAGTGACCATGCTATTATTTACGCTGAAAATACAGCAAGCGATCATGGAAGACTTGTATTCCAAGTTATGGATAATGGAAACACAAGTGAGAAATTTGTATTTAGATCAGGAAGAACTAGTGGAACACCAGATGCTTTTTACGATATTCTTCAATTTTATAATTCCAACGCGAATGCTAATCAACCACGTGTAGGAATAGGATTAGATTCACTTGCCAATGACTCTGCAAATACTGGTGGTACAGACAATGTATTACATTTAAAATCAAATGAAGATGTCTGTGAAATCGTAATTCAAACATCTAAAGCAACAAGTGCAGCTTCAAAAAGTGAAATATTATTTGGCAGTTCAACAGATGTAGATGTTGGAAAATTATCTTATCTACATAATGATGATGCAATGGTATTTCGCACGCAAAATTCGGATAAAATGAGATTACACGCTGGTGGTGATTTATCACTTGGTAGCACGACAGCAAATGCCAAATTGCACGTCACGGGTGGCGTTTATACAGAAGCGATTAATTATGGTATGAACCAAGATGCGGCTTACTTGATAGCCGGAACACACATTTGGACTGGCGCAACAGATGGCAATTGGGGTAATTACGGTTTCCAACATAAATTTAAATCTTCAAGCGGTGGCGTACCTCGTATTACAATTGATTCAAAAAATGGTGAAATTATTTGTTTTAAAGAAAATGGTAGTGTTGGTATAGGTACAACTAATCCTGACGAAGCATTGCATGTTGTAGGTGATATCAAAGTTTCACAAGATTTACACGTTTTAAATAATATCGATGTTGCAGGTAATGCGCAAATTGATGGAACATTACGTACAACCGGTGCAGTTCAAATTGATGTTGTAGGTGGAGGTGAAGTTTTAAGAATTACTGGTGATGGCACTGCAGACAACGATGATTATGATATTGTTTTTGGAAACGTTAATTATGACTATACGTTTAGATATGAAGGAACTGGCACTGGTAATGATAATAAATTAAAAATCATTTCAGGTAGTGGCGGGTCTCCACACACTTTATTTGAAACAACCCAAAACGGAAGCGATCTAATCTTTGCTGCAAATAATATTGCTGTAGATTCTGACTCACAAGCAAGATTAAAATTTAGAAAAATTGGTTTAAATGGATTAGATGCTTCTACTGATATGTTTAATACTACCGGTGGAGGTTTTGATTATTTAGCTCTTGGAGATACAGGCCAAAGTGTTACAGGTATGTCAATTGTCGGTGCTGAAAATTCAACAGGTAATATAGCGTTCAATGATGGTGTAGGTACTTTTGGTGGTTTAATTACGTACAATCATGAATATGAACAATTCTTATTTGGTGTTAATGGAGAAGGTTGGCCGAACAGTGGTCAGGAATTCAACGCACTTGCTATAGGTGAAAATGGAATAGCAATATTACCACAAGGAGGCTCTGGCAATTCTGTGGCGGCTATTACTAAAGCATTAGAAGTAAATGGCGATGGTGAAGTTACTGGAGATTTTGAAGCTGGTCAACTAAAACAAAAAATTTCAGGAAATAGTAACACGATTGAAGATGTAATAGCGTGTGTGGCAGCAGGAAATTGCACAGCTCTTGGCACATCGGTAAAAATTAAAGGCGCTACGGTGAGTTTAGATACTACTGGTGTATATAGCATTACGTTTTCAAGTACTAGAGCTAATAATACGTATGTAGTAAATGCGACAGTAGAAGATGCTGCAGCACCCATGATAGCAACAATTAGTAATAGAGCTACGTCTGGATTCAAGATTAAAATATTTAATACATTCACCGCGACAGCAACAAGTGAAGCATTCTCGTTCTCAGTTTTCGATTTTTAAAATAGGTATAAATAAGTAATATGGCAAAGGTTACATCAAGAGAAACATTAAAAAATTATTGTCTAAGAGCTTTAGGCGATCCGGTCATCGAAATCAATGTCGATGATGACCAAGTAGAAGATCGTGTAGATGAAGCTTTACAATTTTATCAAGAATATCATGGCGATGCTGTTGTAAGAAATTTGCGTAAACACCAAGTAACATCTACAGACGTATCAAACGGTTATATCGAAGTTCCGAATACCGCGAACATATTTTCTATTAATAACGTATTTAACACAAATAATTCAAATACAGCATCAATGTTTTCGGTGGATTATCAAATACACTTAAATGATATTTTTGATTTGAATGGAACTCACGGTGGCATAATTAATTACGAATTGACAAAACAATATATGTCATTGATTGATAGAAATATAAATGGTGCATATGAAATGATTGAATGGTCACGCCATAAAAATAGAGTCAACTTTCATTCAGACACACTTAAAAATTTAGAAGGTCAATTTGTCGTATTTGACGCTTATGAAGCAATAGATCCCGAAACATTTAGAGATGTTTATAACGATATGTTTTTGAAAAGATATACAACTGCTTTGATTAAACGCCAATGGGGATTAAATTTAATTAAATTCGAAGGTATGACAATGCCAGGTGGAGTTACATTGAATGGTAGACAAATATTTGACGATGCTAAAGAAGAAATACAACAATTAGAAGAACAAATGCAATTAAAGCATGAAATGCCACCATTAGACTTTATCGGTTAATATGTTATGCCAAGAAACGTATATTTTAGTCAAGGAAGAACATCAGAACAAAGACTCTACGAAGATATTACGATAGAGGCTCTAAAGATATATGGTCATGATGTTTATTACATACCTCGCACAATAGTCAATCAAGACGCCATCTTCAATGAAGCTACATTAAGTAGATTTGGCGAATCATTTATGATTGAAATGTATGTTGAAAACACTGATGGGTTTGAGGGTGAAGGTGATTTACTTTCAAAGTTTGGTGTAGAAGTTCGTGATTCTTTAACACTTGTTTTATCGACACGTAGATGGGAACAACTAGTAGGAAGATTCCAAACTGTAGCTGAATCACGCCCTCAAGAAGGTGATTTAATTTACTTCCCTTTAGTGAAAGGTTTATTTGAAATTAAGTTTGTTGAAGACGAATCACCTTTTTACCAATTACAAAATTTGCCAACCTTCAAACTATCTTGTGAAACATTTGCATATAGTCAAGAAGAAATTGACACAGGTATAACACCTATCGACGATATAGAACTCGCTTATTCAAATACCACAACTCTTAATTTATCCTCATCAAATCCATGGTGGTATCGAGAGGCTGAAGAATTAGATCCACCTGGATTTACTAACAATGGAGGTGGCGGAACTATTTTAACACCTTCGATAATAGCGTTCGAAGGTTACACTGGATTTTTTAAAGATGAAACTATTACACAACGTGATCGAACAAACGCTGATTTTGTCTTAACTGTTTATAATCGTACCGTTGGTGATTCAAATTTGGCTATTACTGTCGGTGGTAATTGGACAGCAACTAATACTAAACATAATGATAAAAGAGTCTGGGAACATACTGGTTCTGGTGGACAAAAATGGTATATGTGGTGGGCTACTGGTTTTGATGTTGTAGATGACAACGATAGTAGGTGGGTGATTCAAGGAAGTGACGATCCTAATGTAGATGCTCTTGATTTAAAATCTGCACCTTCAGTATCTGATCACAGCGATAACATTTATTTTACGTATGAACCTAATGCTTCTAGGCAAAATTTAGGAGAAGTTGCTGATCACCCAGATGCTCAATTTGAAGTACATGGTTCTACTTTCGAGGATGCATCTACTAACGTAAACCAAATTAGTTTCAGAAATGACGAGTTATTTAGACCAGTAGGTCAACTTAATATAGATCTTAATGCTAACGATCCAAACGGAAATGGATTTCAGAATACCATTTTTGCAATTCCTACTTCATTTTCAAATGAAACTGTTACTACTGCTGAAGTTGCTAAATACGACTCAGAAACGGGTGCAACCGGATTAAAAGTAGTTGATATTGTTAGTACAAATAATAGAACTGGTGAGACTATACCGAATGGAGGATTTGCAGTTGGAATAAATAAAATGCCGATTGAAGCTTCAGAAGGTAGAGTAAGAGTTATCGAAACTTTATCTGGTACCAGTGGAGAACAAACACTTTATACAAAATCTTACGTAATTGCATCTTCATCTTCAACTGGAACACTTGCAACATCTGATAGTGATGTATTCGCAGACAATCCTGAAATTGAAACTACAGGAAATAATTTTATTGACTTTACAGAATCAAATCCATTTGGAGAACCTAACATAACGACGTAATATGCTAAGTAGTTACTTTTATAATCAAACATTGAAGAAAGCTGTTGCTGTTTTTGGTACATTGTTTAATAACATGAAAACCAAAAGACCAGGAAAGAGCGAAGTGCGCGTACCTATTGCTTATGGTCCTAGAGAAAAATTTCTTGCAAGAATTACGGCTGATACAGTTGCTGCAACTGATGATACTATCGCTATTAAATTACCAAGAATGAGTTTTGAAATAACCTCTATTGAATTTGATTCTACAAGCAAATTAAACAAATTCAATAAAAGAGTATTTAGACAAACCGATACGAATGAGATCGATAACACAGAAATAAAAAGTACAAAAGTAGTAAATCAAAGTGTGCCATACAATATTAGTATGCAATTAAACATATTTGCAAAAACACAAGATGATGCTTTACAAATATTCGAACAAATACTTCCTACATTTACTCCCGAATATACAGTTGCAGTAAAAGATATGGAAGGACCTGGTTCTATAACTGATGTTCCTATTGTGTTGAATAGCACATCTTTTACTGATGATTATGAAGGTGATTTTGAAACAAGAAGAACATTAGTTTACACCTTAGATTTTACTATGAAAGTAAGATTTGCAGGAGGAGTAAGCGATGGGAAGATTATACGAACAATTGATACTTTCTTTTATGCAGATACGAAAGATAAACACATTTTGAAACAAAACGCACCGTATGGCGATGAAAATGTAAGAATAACTGTAGCTTCAACTGATGAACCGCCATTAGATGATACAGATACTGTTACAACAACATTCGGTTTTGACCATGGCTAAAAAAAATATATTAAGTGAACTTGAAAAAAATCTAAATATCGTAGAAAAACCCAAATCAGAAGTATCGAAACAAGAAATTGTAAATGATACTGAAAAAGATATTGAATTTTCTCGAGAAAAGATGAAAGAACTCATTGGACAATCGTGCGAGGCAATCAATACTATGATGGCCTTAGCTTCAGAGTCTGAACATCCACGCGCATTTGAAGTTTTATCTAATATGATAAAAGATGCTAGTACAATGTCGCAAGATCTTGTTAAGTTACAAAAAGTAAGAAAAGACATTACACAAGAAAAGGATGATTCATCATCTGGCTCAACTACAAATAATGCAATTTTTGTAGGTTCAACAAGCGAATTGCAAAAGTTCTTAAAAAATAAGGATGAAAAAATAATCGATGCCGAGGAAAGTTAATCCAGATGCTGGCTATCTTGGAAATAACTTAGTTAAAAAAGATGGCGTAAAAGAAAACTTCACTCGTGAAGAGGTTGACGAATATGTAAAATGCATGAATGATCCGATGTATTTTGCAACAAAGTACATTAAACTCATTTCACTTGATGATGGATTAATTAATTTCAAACCTTATGATTATCAAAGAAAAATGTTTAATCATTTTGAAGAAAATCGTTTTTCGATTGTTTTAGCATGTCGGCAATCAGGTAAATCGATTAGTACAGTAATTTATATTTTATGGTATGCTATTTTTAATCCCGAAAAAACAATTGCGATATTGGCGAATAAAGGTGCAACAGCAAGAGAAATGTTAGCACGTATTACGTTAGCATTAGAAAATTTACCATTCTTTTTACAACCTGGCTGTAAGTCACTTAATAAAGGTAATATTACTTTTGGCAATAACACGAAAATTATCGCATCGGCTACGACAGGTAGTTCTATTCGTGGTTTATCAGTAAACTTACTTTATCTTGATGAGTTTGCCTTTGTTGAAAACGCAGCAGAGTTTTATACTTCAACTTATCCTGTTGTTTCAGCGGGTAAAGATACAAAGGTGATTATAACTTCAACCGCGAATGGCGTAGGAAATATATACCATAGACTTTATGAAGGAGCAGTAAACGGAACTAATGGGTTTAAAGCATTTAGAGTAGATTGGTTTGATGTTCCTGGAAGAGATGAAGATTGGAAAGCAATGACAATTGCTAATACTTCCGAGTTACAATTTGAACAAGAGTTTGGAAATAATTTTCATGGTACATCTAATACTTTAGTTTCAACTAATACGTTATTAGAAATGAAGTCAATTAATCCTATTGAATTACGTAATGATGTCTATTATTATGAAAAGCCAATTGAAAGTGCTGAATATATTATGACTGTTGACGTATCAAAGGGTAGAGGACAAGATTATTCAACATTTAATGTTATAAAAATTGAAAAGGATTTGTTCACACAGGTTTGTACGTACCGTAATAATTTAATATCACCAATGTTATTTCCTGACGTTATAGTGAAAGTGGCACAAATGTATAACGATGCTATTGTTGTTATTGAAAATAATGACGCAGGACAAGTCGTTTGTAATCATGTTTATTATGATTACGAATATGAAAATATGTTTGTGTCGTCATCGGTGAAAGCGAGTGGATTAGGTGTCATGATGACAAAACGAATTAAACGCATTGGTTGTTCGAATTTAAAAGATATTTTAGAAATGAATAAACTTAAAATAGTTGATGCTTATACAATTGATGAACTAACGACATTTGAAATAAGTGGAAATAGTTTTGCGGCGTCTTCAGGAAATCACGACGATTTAGTTATGAACTTAGTCATGTTTTCTTGGTTTGTTTCTTCTGATGCCTTTGGCGATTTAACTGATTTAGATTTAAAACAAATGCTATTTAAAGATAGACAAATTGAAATAGAAGAAGATGTTCCAGAATTTGGTATTATAGATGATGGTAGATTTGGAAGAACACAGTACGATAAAATGTATAATGAAATGCAAGAGTGGAAAAATCTCTAAATTTCGTTTATTATAAATAGAAATATTGAAATTTAGACTTATTATGATAAACTTAATATTAACAAATTATTTGAAAGGATATAACTAACATGGGATTCCAAGTATCACCTGGCGTTCAAGTCAAAGAAGTTGACTTGACAAACGTGATTCCTGCAGTATCAACTTCGATTGGTGCATTTGCAGGTCACTTCAGCTGGGGCCCTGGTGGAGAATCGAAACTCGTTTCTTCCGAAAAGGAATTATCAGCAGCTTATGGTGTACCAACCGAAGATGCCGATAATTATGTTCCTTTTTTACAGGCTTCTAGCTTTTTAAAATATACGACGGCACTTCGAGTTTCGAGAGCACTACCAAGTGATTCTAGAAATTCAGTGGGTTCACCTTACGGAGAAGCAATAACAGCATACTCTTCAGCAATTGGCAATTCAGAAGCATTCGATGGTATAACATTCGGTGCAACTGGATCTAAAGAAACAAATGGTCAAGTAATTATTGGCCGCTATCCCGGAAAACTCGGTGATAGTATTAAAGTTCTTATGGCCAATCAGCAAGTGTTGAATACTGTTTTAGAAAACGCAACTGGTGTTGTTGATGGTGGAACTACATCTTCAACTACAGTAGTATTGCAAAGTGTTCAAAACCAAATTGTAAATGGAATGGTTGTTTCAGGTACCAGTATCTCTGGTTCACCTACAGTAACAAACGTTTCTGGAAATACAATAACACTAAGCGTGGCTCAAACAATTGCTAATGCAGAAACATTAACATTCACTTCAGTGGCTGAAGCGGGTAAATTTTCACTATCTGATTTAGATTCAGTAGTAAGTGGACCAGCGACTACAACAGCATGGGCAGAAAATAATGTTCTAGACACACAATCAGCGGGAACAAATACATACGACGAATTACACGTTGTAGTAATTGATGAAGATGGTTTAATAACTGGTGTTAAGAATACTGTTCTCGAAGTTTTTGAAGGATTATCTTTATATAGAGATGCTCTTAAAAATGGAGGAAGTAATTATTACAAAACTGTTATCAATCGCGATTCCGAGTGGATCTACATTAACGAAACTGCCTTTAAAGACTTTTTCTCTGTAGGTACAGATAATCAAGGTGCAAAACCAGGAGATATAGGTGTTGGAGGAACAAAATTCTTTGACAATAATATTGTTAATTCAAGAGCTTCTGAATTTGATTCATACGATGTTACTAATATAACAGGTACACTCGTTAATGGAACATATACAGTAGTTGATGGTTTATCATATAGCGGTAACGCAGTTACATCACACACTAACGGAAATAGTGGCGGACTTGGTGTAGGTGCTTCTTTAGAAATTACATTAAGTGGAACAGCTGGTTCAGTTGGTGCAGCAGTACTTACAGTTTCAGACGCTAATGGTGTAAATACTGGAGGATTTGGATATAAGGTTGACGATGAAATTCGAATTCCTGAGCAAATTCTTGGAAGTTCCGGAACTGGATATGTTGCATTTGACGTATCACACATCGACTCTGCACCATCTGACGGTGTAGCAACAACAGAAGCTCTATTTGACTTCACACTTCAAAAAGGTGAAAATGGAACTGCTGGACATGGTAACATTACAACAGCGCTTGACGTATTCAATAACGCAGAAGAAGTTGATATCAACTTAGTGTTTGCGGAAGATTACGGTACAGGTACAGATGTTGGTAATAAAATTGTTCAACTTTGTGGTACTACACGTAAAGACTGCGTAGGGTTTTTATCACCTAAGGTAAGTTCAAATAGTAGTTCAGAAGTTAAAGCAGATTTATCAGCTTACAATAGTTCTTACGTTGTAATGGATAGTGGAGCAGTTTATGTTTATAACAAATATAAAGATGAATACATTTATATTCCTGCTTCAGGACACATTGCTGGTCTTTGTGCACGAACTGATGATACTAACGATCCTTGGTTCTCACCTGCAGGTTACAATAGAGGAAATCTTTTAGGTGTTACTAAACTTAAATGGAACCCAACAAAAACAGATCGCGACGAGTTATATAAAGCTGGCATTAATCCAATTATTGCACAGCCTGGTCAAGGAATTTTATTATTCGGCGACAAAACAGCTCAAAGTAAACCATCTGCATTTGATAGAATTAACGTACGTAGATTGTTCATTGTTTTAGAAAAAGCAATTTCAACAGCGTCTAAATTCCAATTATTCGAATTGAATGATGAGTTTACACGGGCAATGTTCCGTAACATGACTGAACCATTCCTAAGGGATGTTAAAGGTCGACGTGGTATTACTGACTTCTTAGTAGTTTGTGATGAAACAAACAATACTGGTGAAGTTATTGATACTAATCGTTTTGTTGCAGATATCTACATTAAGCCTGCACGTTCTATTAATTTCATCACTCTCAACTTTGTTGCCACTCGTACTGGCGTAGAGTTCTCAGAGATTGTTGGTACAGGTAACTAATATAAATAATTAGAAAGGAACATAATAAAAATGGCAACTGTAGACGATTTTAAAGCAAAATTAATTGGAGGAGGTTCAAGAGCAAACTTGTTTAAAGCTACTCTTTCTTTTCCAGCATACGCGGGTGGTGACACTGAATTAGCACAATTTATGTGTAAAGGTGCACAACTCCCTTCATCTGTTATTGGACAGATTGACGTACCTTATCGTGGTAGACAACTTAAGATTGCCGGTGATCGAACATTCGAAAACTGGACAGTCACAATTATCAACGATGGAACAATGGATATTAGAAATGCATTCGAACGTTGGATGAATGGTATAAATGAACATGTTAATAACACGGGGTTAACAAATCCTGCTGATTACATGGCAGATATGGCAGTCGAACAACTTGATAAAGCAGGTGTAGTAACTAAAAAATACGACATCCGCGGTGCTTATCCAGTTAATGTTTCAGCGATTGACGTAAGCTACGATTCGGCTGACACAATTGAAGAATTTACTGTTGAGCTTGCTTATCAGTATTGGGAATCAAACGGAGTAACCTCATAGGGGTTTTAATTAATAAGTTAAGTGTCTTTAGTGGAGGTCTAATCCCTCCACTAAAGCTCTTATAAATAACATTATGGAATTATTCGGATACGAAATTAGTAAAAAGGTTTCATCGAAACAAACGGAAACAGAGAAAAAAATTATTTCTCCAATTCCTAAGATTAACGATGAAGGAGGAGCGACTGTCACAGTTGGTGGTGGTTACTATGGAAGTTATATAGATTTAGATAATAGTGATACTATTTCAGATCATGAACTCATTATAAAATATAGACAAGCAGCACAGCAACCTGAGTGTGATGCTGCTATCAATGATATTTTAGATGGTGCAATTGCTTCAGGCGATGTATCGGCACCAGTTAGTTTACATCTTGAAGATTTAGATCAACCGGATAATGTTAAAAAAGAAATTATAAAAGAATTTAATAAAGTATTAGAGCTTTATAAATTCAATCACCGAGCTTCGGACTATTTTAGAAATTGGTATATTGATGGAAGATTATATTTTCACATTATGATCGATCCTGCTAATCCTCAAAGAGGTATAGTTGAATTAAGACCAATCGAACCTACTGATATTAGTAGAGTTAAAGAAGTACAGAAAATCACAGATCCTAAGACAAAAGTAGAATATGAAAAAGTGGTTGATGAATACTACATATATTCTAAAAACGCAGATACAAACATCGAAGGAAAAAGTAGTGGAATTAAATTTGCTAAAGACGCAATCATACAATGTAATTCAGGATTGTTTGACGCTACTAAAATAAGAACAATTAGTCACTTACATAAAGCTTTAAAGCTTGTAAATCAATTGCGTTATATGGAAGACTCATTGGTCGTTTATAGAACATCAAGAGCGCCGGAACGTAGAATTTTTTATATTGATGTTGGTAATTTACCAAAAGGTAAAGCAGAAGAATACGTACAACAAGTCGTATCTAGATATCGTAATAAAATGGTATATGACGCATCGACTGGAGAAATTTCAGATGATAGACGTCACATGTCAATGTTAGAAGATTTTTATTTGCCACGAAGAGAAGGTGGTAGAGGAACTGAAATTACTACATTAAGTGGTGGAGATAATTTAGGCCAAATCGATGACGTAGTATTTTTCCAGAAAAAACTATATAGAGCATTAAACGTTCCAGTTTCAAGATTAGAACAAGAATCTACATTTACTATTGGTAGATCTACTGAAATTTCTAGAGAAGAATTAAAATTTCAGAAGTTTATCGATAGATTACGTAAAAAATTCTCATTCATGATTATTGACGCATTGCGTGTTCAATTAATATTGAAAGGAATTATTACTGAATCGGATTGGCAGGATATCGAAGAATCAGTTAATGTTGACTTTTTAGAAGATAACTATTTTGCCGAATTAAAAGAATTTGAAATTTTAAGAGAAAGATTAGAAATGGCTCAACAATTTGAAGACTTAGTTGGCAAATATTTTTCTAATAAATATATTCGTCAAGTTATTCTTAAACAATCTGAAGAAGATATGATGAAATTAAACGATGAAATGGAAGCAGAAAAAGATGCTGCTGGCGAAGAAGAAGAAGATGATTTAGACTTTTAAATAGTCTTTTTTAAAAACTAAAATATTATAAATAGAATTATGAGTGAAAAAACAAATAAGTTATTTAACAATATTGTTAAAAATGATAAAGTAGGTTCTGCAAAAGCTTTTGGAGAAACTATGAAAGAAAAATTAGATGATGCTCTTGAAATACGTAAGGTAGGACTAACATCAGAAATTTTTAATAAAGCAAAAGAAAAATGAAGCTAATAACAGAACATTTAGAAAAACTTGATTACATCACCGAAGCAAAAAAGGACGGCAGTAAAGACGTTTATATCGAAGGTGTATTCATGCAAGCGGAAAAGCAAAACCGCAATAATAGAATTTATCCGAAAGATGTTTTAGCTGAGGCTACAAAAAAATATGTTTCGGAACAGGTTAGAACTGGAAGAGCCGTTGGTGAATTAAATCACCCTGAAGGGCCACAGATTAACCTTGATAAAGTTTCACACAGAATTACCGATCTCAAATGGGAAGGTAATGATGTTGTTGGAAGAGCGCTTATCTTAGATACACCTATGGGTAAAATCGTGAAAGGACTCGTCGAAGGCGGGTGCAAGTTAGGCGTTTCGAGTCGTGGTATGGGTACTGTTGAACAGAAAGAAGGTAAAACATATGTTAAGGACGATTTTGTTCTTGCTACTGTTGACATTGTCCAAGATCCGAGTGCACCATCTGCTTTCGTTGAAGGCATCATGGAAGGTGTAGAATGGATTTGGGAGAATGGAATTCTGAAACCTCAACAAATTGAAGAATATGAGACTGAAATTAAAAAGGTTCCTATGGGTCGCATTAGCGAAGCCCAAGAAAGAATCTTCAGTGATTTCCTCTCCAAACTCTAATTCAAAAAAATATAAGGAAACTTAATTATATGTCAAACGAAATCGAACAAATTGTCGAAGATGTAGAAGAGAAGGAGCTTATTGAATCAGAGGTTGAAGTTTCTGAGGAGACTGAAGTCACTGAACCAGAGCAAACCTTATCTAACGCAGTCTTAGACGTACTTCTTGGCGAAGCTAAGAAGAAAAACGAAGCGGAAGAATCCGACGAAGAGGATGAAGCTTCTGAAGAAAACGATGATGAAGAATTAGAAGAAGCTAAAAAAGTATCTGAAGAAGACGAAGAAGAATCTGAAGACGAGGAAGAAGAAGAAGTTTCTGAAGCCAAAGTCGAAGAAGAAGAAGACGAATCTGATGAAGAGGAAGAGGAAGAAGTTTCCGAAGCCGCTGAAGAAGATGAAGATGATTCCGAAGAAGAGGAAGAAGAGTCTGATGAAGATGAAGAAGAAACTGACGAAGAAGTAATTCCTGAAGTACAAACTAAAGCTGGTTATCTAGCTGCTAGTTTTGATGCTCTTAAAGGTATGAAAAAGTCAGAATTGGTTTCAGCTTATCAAGCTGTTAACATGTCAGAAGACGAAGAAGGCGAAGTCGAAGTTCCTAAGACTAAAGCTGACATCATTAATGCAATGTATGGTCAACTTAAGGCGATGAAGAAAGACGATCTTATGGCTTCATATAAAATGATTCAAGCTTCTCATTGTGAGAGCGTTAAGGAAGACACAGAAGTTGATGCTTTTGCTGCCGACCTTAAAGTACTTGCTGAAGCTGATCAAGAGTTAACTGAAGACTTCAAAGCTAAAGCTTCTATCTTATTTGAAGCCGCCGTTGCTAATAAAGTACAAACAATCAAAGAAGAGCTTGAAGCTCAGTATTCTGAAGATTTAGAAGAAGAGGTATCTTACGTTCGTGAGTCTCTCATCGAAAAAATCGACAATTACTTAGGCTTCGTAGTTGAATCTTGGGTTGAAGAAAATCAGGAGTTTGTTGATAGCAAACTACGCACAGAGATTACAGAAAACTTCATGAAAGCATTGCAAAATACTTTCACTGAACATTACATTGAAGTTCCTGAGTCTAAAGTTGATCTTGTAGATGAGCTTGCAGAACAGGTTACTGATATTAAGGAATCTCTTGCTAGTGCTGAAGCTGAAAAAGCAGAACTTGCGAGTCAAGTTGAAACTTTACAGCGTGAGAAAATTATCTCAGAAGCAACTGCTGATTTAGCATCTACACAAGCAAGTAAGTTTGCTTCACTAGTTGAAGAAACAGAGTTTGTCGATGCTGAAACTTTTACAGCAAAGGTAGCAACTATCAAAGAAGGATTCTTTAAAGAGTCAACTGAAACAGAAGAAACAGAATCTTTAACTGAAGATTCCGCAACAACTGAAGTAAAAACAATCGTAGAGGGTGAAGTAGATTCTACAGCCAAGCTTAATAAAAACATGGCTAAGTATGTACAGCAACTTTCTCGTTTCAATAAATAAACCCAAAACAATAATTCTAACAACTAGAAGGAAATTTAAAAAATGCTAAACGCAGAAAAAGAACTACAAAAGTGGGCACCAGTATTAGAACATGCTGATGCTCCAACTATCACAGATAGTTACAAGAAAGCTGTTACAGCAAAACTTTTGGAGAATACCGAAAAGGCTCTTCAAGAGGAACGCGCACACAGCAGCTTCTCTTTGACAGAAGATGCAGCTACTAACACAGCATCTGCAACTTACTCAGATCCAGTATTAATCTCACTTGTACGCCGTGCAATGCCTCAGCTTATCGCTTATGATGTTGCTGGTGTTCAGCCAATGTCTGGTCCTACAGGTTTAATCTTCGCAATGAAAGCTCGCTATAGCGATACTTCAACTGTCGAAGGTCAAATCAATACTAACGACACAGAAGCGTTGTTCGATGATATCGACACAGCATTCTCTGGCGGAGGTACACACGGTTCATCAGACGATCCATTCAATGCTTCTTATGGCGCTGGTAATGGTCTACAAAGTCAAGCTGACGGTGGTACATCAGAAACTGGTAACATCGACAAAGAAATGGGCTTCACAATTGAGAAAGCAACTGTGGCTGCTCGAACACGTCAGTTAAAAGCAGAATACTCAATGGAGCTTGCACAAGACCTTAAAGCAATTCACGGTCTTGACGCTGAGTCTGAGTTGGCTAACATCCTATCAACAGAAATCCTAGCTGAAATTAACCAAGAAGTTATTCGTACGATTAACAACTCTGCTAAAATCGGTGAAGATGGTCCTGTTGGAGCTGATGGTATCTTCGACTTAGTCGCTGATGCAGATGGCCGCTGGGCAGTTGAGAAATTCCAGTCTCTTGCTTATCAGCTTGAAGTACAAGCAAATAAGATCGCTACTGAAACACGTCGTGGAAAAGGTAACTTCGTTATCTGCTCACCTAACGTAGCATCTGCTCTTGCTTCTACTGGAGCTCTTAAGTTTGGTGGAGATGGTGCAATCAACGCCGATGCAATGGGTAACACATTTGCTGGTACACTTAACGGACGCCTTAAAGTCTACATCGATGCATACGCATCAGTTGATTATGCAACTGTAGGTTATAAGGGTTCTAATGCATATGACGCAGGACTTTACTACTGCCCATACGTTCCATTAACTATGGTACGTGCAGTTGGTGAAAATAGCTTCCAGCCGAAGATTGCATTCAAGACACGTTATGGTATCAAAGCGAATCCATTCACATCTTTGAGTGCTGATGCTAACTCTTACTTCCGTAAGACTAAGATCACAAACCTTAACGTAGGTGGCGTATCCTAATTAATTAGGAGTTCACAAACCTTTAAAACTAAGAGGAGTTCTTCGGAGCTCCTCTTTTTTTCATTATAAATAGTATTATGAGTGGTACAAACTTAACAACAAATATTAACATGCTTTCTCCAACTGGATTTAAGCTTACGATTAATAAAGAAAAGTTTGCGAATACTGAATTCTTTATTACGAGCTTTACTATTCCAGACATTAGCGTTTCACCTATAGAAACACGATATCGTAATTCAATTAATTACGAGGCTGGTGAGCCACGATCTTTTGGAGACTTATCTTTAAGATTTGCAATCGATGAAGATATGAAAAACTACACAGAAATTTATGATTGGCTTAAATCATGTAGTGAAGAAGGTTCAGTGAAAGGACAAATAGAACAACATGATATGATTTTGTCTGTGATGTCAAGTCATAACAATATTAACAAACAATTTCAATTTAGAGATGCATTTCCTACATCATTAAGTGGTGTAGAATTTAATGCTCAATCAACAGATGTTGAATATTTACAAGCAGACGTAACATTTAGATACAACGAATTTAGTATTATTAAATAAGAATAAATAATTATATTATGACACTTGATGAAATTTTGATTATGTGGAAAAAGGACGTCGTTATCGATGACGTATGCCTTGACGAAGAAACTTTAAAGTCTTCTAAACTACACGCCAAATATCTTGAATTATATTCAATGGCAAAACTCCAACTGAAGAAAAAGGAAATGGAGTTAGACGCTACTAAAAAAGATAAGTGGCTTTATTATAATGGAAAGATGACGCAGCAAGATATGGATAAACGTAGTTGGAAATACGATCCATTCGATGGTATGACTAAACCATTAAAAAGCGACATGGATATGTATTACGATACTGATGAAGATCTTGTAAAAATAAAAGCACAGATTGATTATCACAAAACAGTAATTGAAACACTTGAAGAAATAATGGGTAACATTAGATGGAGGCACACCCACGTCAAGAATATACTTGACTTTAAGAAGTTTACTTCTGGAATGTAATGATAAAAGCTTTTAAAAAAGATGAGTCTAAGGTTCTACTTAGATGTGACGACTCAGGAATATTGATGGAGTTGTCAGAATACTTCACCTTCTACGCAGAAGGATATAAATTCATGCCTGCATATCGTAATAAAATGTGGGACGGTAAAATACGTTTATATGATTCACGTTCACAAACTATTCCTTATGGTTTATTGAAAAGAGTTGCAGAGTTTTGTTATGAACGTGGTTATGAATTAGAAGTTGACGATTCGTTAAAACACGTAGTAGAAGAAAAAGATGCGCTAAAAGATTTTATTGACAAACTATCTATTACTATTAAAGGTAAACCCATTAATCCAAGAGATTATCAATTAGATGCATTTATACACGCAGCACAAAATAGTAGATGTATTTTAATATCGCCAACAGGTTCTGGTAAATCATTAATCATTTATATGCTAATGAGATACTTTTTAGAAAATGACGTTGATTTTAGAGCGTTAGTTGTTGTGCCTACTACATCATTAGTTGAACAGATGTATAAAGACTTCGCAGATTATTCAAGTTGCGATGATACATTTGACGTAGAAGAAGATGTACATAGAATTTATTCTGGAAAAGAAAAACTTGATTTTGACCAATCAGTTGTTATTACTACATGGCAAAGTGCTATAAGGTTACCACAATCGTGGTTTCAGCAATATGGATTTGTAATTGGCGATGAAGCGCATACATTTAAAGCAAAGTCGTTAACTACTATTATGAATCGATTATCACGTGCTTATATGCGTATAGGTACTACAGGTACATTAGATGGTGCAGTTGTAAACCAATTGACATTAGAAGGTAACTTTGGTCCTGTTTATAAAGTAACGTCGACTAAAGAGTTAATTGATTCGAATACGTTAGCAGATCTTAACGTTCAGTGTTTAGTTTTAAAATATCCTGATGAAGAAAAGAAGTTATGTAAGTCTTTTAAATACCAGGAAGAAATAGATTATATAGTAAGCCACGAAAAACGTAATCGCTTTATAGTTAACTTAACTTGTGATCAGAAAGGTAACTCATTAGTGTTATATAATCTTGTGCAAAAACACGGCAAACCATTATATGACATGTTTGTTGAAAGATTGAAAGGTACAAATCGTAAAGTGTTTTTCGTATCAGGAGCAGTGAATGCTGAAGAGCGTGAAAGAATACGTGAAATAACTGAAAAAGAAAAGAATGCTATTATTGTAGCAAGTGTTGGAACGTTTTCGACAGGTATAAATATAATTAACCTACACAATATAATGTTTGCATCACCTACAAAATCACAAATAAGAGTTCTACAATCTATCGGAAGAGGATTGAGAAAAACGGAAGATGGACAAGGAACGACTATTTACGATTTAGCAGATGATTTATCGTGGAAAAGGCGAAAGAATTATACACTGAATCATGCTATACAACGAGTAAAAATATACGCTAAAGAAAAGTTTAACCATAAAATACATGAGGTACCGCTATGACAGATAAATACGAACCTTCAGAAGAATTGAAAGACTACATTAATGATTGTCCGATACAAAGTTATCGTTTAGTAGATGGCAGTTATGTAATTGCCGAAGAAGTAGACCACGATGTCGACACTAACGTCTTGTATATTGCAGGCGCGTTATCATTCGAATTTGGAAATCGTGGTAAAGGATTTTTACGACCTTGGCTTGATACACAAGATGATGACTTAATACAATTAGTCGGAGATAAGATTGTAGGTAGGTCTGACACTCCATTTGAGCTTAAGCTACACTATCACCGTTATTTTGTGATGGATAAGTTGAAAAACATTTTAACACCAAATGAGATAGATACAGTAATAGAGGAAATGTTTAAACCACCAGTTGATAAACTAGATTCATCAGAAGATAGTGATGAAATGGAAGAAGGTGAATCGTGGAAAGTAGACAATGGGATAGATGACTCACCAGGACTGAAAGAAGATACAGGATTTAAATCACCTATCGATATTCATATGGAATGGAGAAGAAAACATAAGAACAATAGAGAAGACTAGCTATTCTTTGTTTGTACTTAATTATTATACCAAAAGCTTTAACAGTTGTACACCACAAAATGACAAAAAAATGAAAAAAGTTTAATTTTTAGTGTACGTGAGATGAAACATATTATATAATAGATACTTAATTATGGAAAAGAAAACTAGAAAAAAGGCAAGAGAAAAACCTCATTACGTAAACAATAAAGAGTTTTCACAAGCCGTAGTAGATTATGTCACTTCAGTTAATGAAGCAAGAGATAAGTTAGAAGACGAACCGATTATCCCCGAGTACATTGGAAGATGTTTTTTAAAGATAGCAGAAGGATTATCGCACAAACCAAACTTTGTAGGATATACATATAGGGAAGAAATGGTAATGGATGCTGTCGAAAATTGTATTAAAGCAATTATGAATTATGATGTTAAGAAAGCAACACGTACTGGCTTACCAAATGCATTCGCTTATTTTACACAAATTACTTATTATGCCTTTTTAAGACGTATTGCAAAAGAGAAAAAGCAACAAGAGATTAAAGAAAAATACATAGACTTTGCAGGTGCTGAAGCCTTTATGGATATTGGCGATCATCCGGATCCATCTGGCATTGTAGATCGTGTAAGGTATAAATCACAACAAATACGTGATCGCGATAATAAGATTAAAGAATATGGAAAAGAACTTAAACAACGTAAGAAACGTTCTAAAAAGAAAATCGTTGGTGGTCTTGAACAGTTCTTAAAATATTTTGACGAAAACGAAAAACCAATACAAGATTTCCCAGAAAAATAAATTATGCAGATAGCGATATTGAATGACACCCACGCTGGTGTCAAAAATGGCTCAGATATCTTTTTAGATTATTCAGCCAAATTTTATAATGAAACATTTTTCCCTTACTTATTAGAAAAGGGAATCAAAAAGATAGTGCACTTAGGCGATTATTTCGAACATCGTAAGTATGTCAACTATAAAGTTTTAGAACATAATTATAAATGTTTTATATCTAAGCTTTATGAGTATGATATAACGATGGACATTATTCCTGGTAATCATGATGTTTACTATAAAAATACGAATTCATTAAATTCAATTGAAACTATCTTAAGTCAATATAGCGATCGTATAACAATTCATATGAATCCAGTCATTAATAATTATGATGGTTTGGATGTAGCATTAGTCCCTTGGATTTGCAAAGAAAACGAAGAAGTGTGTATGGACTTTATTGCTAATGCCTCAGCACCTATACTTATGGGCCATTTAGAATTAGGTGGTTTTCAATATATGGCAGGTGCTAATATTAAATCGCATGGCATGGATAAGAAAGTGTTTAATCGTTATGAAGCAGTTTATTCAGGTCACTATCACACAAAAAGTACACAAGAAAACGTAACGTATCTTGGTACACAATATGAATTGACGTGGTCAGATGCCGGCGATCCTAAGTATTTTCACGTTTTAGATACAAATACAAGAGAACTTACACCCGTTAAAAACGAAAACGTTTTATTTCAAAAGATATATTATAATGAAGATGAACTAGTTCCTTTAACAAGAAAACTAATTGAAGGTACATATATTAAAGTAATAGTAACAAACAAAAAGGACTTATATGCTTTTGATAAATATATGGAAAAACTGTATGACTTTAATCCTCATGAAGTACGTATTATAGAAAACTTTGACGAGTACGGAGGTGACAAGGTTGAAGACGATAGTGTTAAAGTTGATGATACACCTACATTACTAAATAGTTATATTGACGCTACTGAAACGAATTTAAACAATGATATTTTGAAAAAGATGATGCAAGAACTTCTTACTGAAGCTCAAGCACTCGATACTATATAATGATTACATTTAAAAAACTTACTTGGAAAAATTTTCTATCTACAGGAAATAACGAAACAACAATTTACTTAAATCAGGACTCATCTACATTAGTAGTAGGTGCAAATGGTGCAGGTAAATCTACTATGTTAGATGCTTTATCTTATGCTTTATTTGGTAAACCACACCGTAGTATTAATAAACCACAACTTGTAAATTCAATCAATAATAAAAACTGTTTAGTTACGGTTGAGTTTTCAGTTGGTAAAATCGAATACAAGATTATTCGTGGTATGAAACCAAACATTTTCGAGGTTTATAGAAGTGGTAAGTTGTTAGACCAAGAATCACATAGCCGTGATTACCAAAAAATCATTGAACAAAATATTTTAAAACTCAATCACAAGTCTTTTCACCAAGTAGTTGTATTAGGTTCATCTAACTTTATTCCTTTTATGCAACTACCATCATACCAACGTAGGAATGTGATTGAGGACTTATTAGATATTGGCATCTTCACAAAAATGAATGGTGTATTAAAAGAAAAGATTGCGATGTTAAGAAGTCAAATGAATGACACTGATCATCAATTAGAACTTTTAAAGGAAACAATCAAACTACAAACTGAACACATTGGTGAATTAAAACGTATTGATACATCACAAGCAGAAAAACGTGAAAAAGAAGTTAAGAGGATTGAAGAAGAAATAGAAAGTATTAAAGAGAGCAATCAAACTTTACAAGAAGAATACGACGAATTTTATAACACAACAACTACTGACTATCAAAAAGCACAGGATGAAAAGCGTGAATTAGAAAGTAGTAAGAGTAGTATTAAAACAAAAATGGATGATGTTGTTAATGAGTCTTTATTTTATGAAAACAACAACACTTGTCCAACATGCTCTCAAGATATTTCAATCGAATTAAAAGATAGTAAAAATCATGATTGTAAAGAAAAAGCTAAATCTTTAAACAGCGAATATTATACTATCAAAGATAAGATTAACGAAACGAACGAAGAAGCAGATGAATTATATAAAAAGATAGTTCACCTTAATGAAGTCAATTCAAGTATACGTCAAAATGATGTAAAGATTAAAGGTTTACAAGAAAGAATAAGTTCTTTACAAGAAACGGTTGAAGTTCAAGATACTACCGAAGCAGAAAACAAATTGACTGAGGATAAAGAAAAGCGAAGTGAACTTATGACTAAACGTACAGAACAATCTAAACTAAGTTCTTACTTTGATGCTATTAGTGAGTTATTACGCGACACAGGTATTAAAACAAAAGTCATTCGTCAATACTTACCAGTGATGAATAAGCTTATTAATCAATACTTACAAATATTAGACTTCTTTGTATTATTCCATCTTGACGATTCATTCAATGAAACAATTAAATCACGTCATCGCGATGAATTTACGTATGCATCTTTTTCTGAAGGTGAAAAACAAAGGATTGATTTGAGTTTATTGTTTGCTTGGCGTCAGATTGCTAAAATGAAAAACTCTGCAAATACTAATTTGCTTATACTCGATGAAACATTTGACTCAAGTATGGATGCAGATGGTGTAGACAACCTCCTTAAAATACTATATGCGTTTAAAGACGATACTAACGTATTCATTATTTCCCATAAACAAGACCTACTTGAAGGCAAATTTCCACGGAAAATAGAGTTTGAGAAGGTAAATAACTTCAGCAAAATGAAGTCATAAGTGGTTGATTACCAACAAAAGCTGTAAAAAAGTGCAAAAAACTGCATTTTTTATTGTACATACGCGTTTTCTTAGAGTATAATAGTATTATAACAATTAAGGTAAGGTTTATGGAAAAAATACTCGATTTACAGAATCAATCATCTCTGGCCAAATTATTGGCTACAGAAAATATCACTGTCACTCACAAGACCGGTTTAAAAACAGCATACTTTGATGTAAAGCATCGTGTCCTTGGTCTTCCAGTCTGGAAAGATAAAGGTAAAGTTGTATATGACATGCTTGTTGGTCATGAAGTTTCTCATGCTTTGTATACACCAGCAAATGCTATGGAAGAATTTGTTGAAGAACATGGTCGTAAGAATTTTGACGTTTTAAACATTATTGAAGATATTCGTATCGAGCGTCTAATTAAAAACAAGTATGCTGGTATGCCAAGAATTTTCAAAGGTGCTTATACACAACTTGTTCAAGACGATTTTTTCGGTGTTGCCGATAAAGATATTGCTGAAATGAATTTCCTTGATAGATTAAATTTACGTGCCAAAATTGGCGATATTGTTGATATTCCTTTAAATGAAAAAGAGGAAGAATTATATAACAAATGCTACGCTGCAGAAACTTTCGAAGAAGTTACTAATCTTTATCACGAAGTATTAGGATATGCTAAAGAAGAAGCAAAAGAAAAAGAAGCTGAAAAGCCTAAAGCACAAGTTCCTAATCCTGATGCAGATGGTGAAGAACAAGAACAAGAAGAAGATAGTTCACCTATTGGATCAGACGAAGGTAGTGACGATAACGAAGACTTTAGTAACTCATCAAGCTTTGACGATAATTCAAATGTAGAAGACGATGGCACAGAATCACACAGTCTTACATCAAATATTACAGATGAAACTTTTGAAAAAGCTATGGAAGAAGCTATGGACGAAATGTTAGAAGCTTCTTATAAAAATGATGATGATAATCAAACAGTAAGTCTAGATGGTGCATCTGATGCAAGTGACACACACGGCAAAGACGTTATACTTGAACCAACTACTACTAAAGCTTTTGAAGATAACATGGTTGAAGATTTTGATGAAGATGATATGTGGGTACAAACACATGTTGCCTTATGGCCTACAAAGAAAACTGTTAACAAGCACATTATTGGTTACAAACAAGTAATGGCAGATCGTAAAGGCATTGAATCTTTCTATCCTGAATCTTACTATGACGAAGCTGATAGGCAAGACGAAATATCTCGTCTACTTGAAAGAGGTTTAGAATTTAAAAAGAAAACAAACAAAAAGGTAAGCGTACTTGTTCGTGAATTCGAACGTAGAAAAGCAGCGTACCAATACTCACGAGCTCAAGAATCTCGTAAAGGTTCATTAGACGTGAACAAACTTCACAAATACAAATACGATGATCAGATTTTTCAATCAGTCATGCACCTTGCAGATGCTAAAAGCCATGGTATGATTTTCTTTATTGACTACTCAGGTTCAATGGGTAGCGTTTTACAAGACGTATTAGAACACACTTTAAACTTAGTACACTTTTGCAGAAAAGTTGGTATTCCTTTTAAGGTTTACTCATTTACTTCAAACTATGCACTTGACGATCTTGATGAATCACAATCTGAAATGGAATTTGATATGACTAACTTGGTGCTTGCAGAATTATTCTCAAGTGAAATGTCTAAAAGCGAATACGAAAAAGCTTTTCAAATGGTAACATACCAAATACTAAATTCTAATCGCTTTAGTTTCAGCCAACAAGGAATTTCAAAATGGGAACACTTAGGTGGTACACCATTAGATGCAACAGCGATTGCAGCTCACCACATTATTGACGATTTTAGAAAAAAGAATAATGTTCAGAAGTTGAATGTTATCTTTCTAACAGATGGTGATTCTCATAGCTGCAGACCAAATTACGCAAGAAGTAGTAAATTAGTAACTAACATTGCTGGAAAACAATATGAAATCGAACGTATGTCAGCTGGTACAACTCAACAATATATGAAGTTGTTAAGAGATATCAAAAACGTAAATCTTATTGGTTTCTTTTTACCAGAAAGTAAGTCAACTGGAAACTCTCACTTGAATCGTATGGCAAGAAACTCATCAAATAACGCTTATAAATTAGCTGGCGAATGGATGAAAAAATACCGCAAAGAAAAATTCTTCCACAGATCAGAATGTTTTGGCTATAACTCATACTTTTTACTTTCATCAGACATTGAAATTAAAGATGAAGAATTTGACTTCTCAAGTTCAGAAGGAAAAACCCTAACTGACAATCGTGGAGAACAAAGCAAATTAGCAAGGCAATTTGCCAAACATAATGTTGCAAATCGTACAAATCGGATCATTATGACCAAATTTGCTGAAATAATTGCATAAAAATGAAAAAAACGGTGTACAAACTAGGTTTCTAGGAGTATAATAGATACTATAATTAAAAAAGGTTAGATTATGAATGAATTATTAAATATATTGAAAAACGCCGAAAAGGCAAACTTCACCCGCCAGGAAATCTTGGCTATCGCTGCCGAAAATGGCATCGACGTAAAAGACGCTTATAGTGTCATTAACAGCAAGCTAAATCGTGTAAAACGTGGTATATATACTACTGAAACAATTATGCCAAGCACTCCAGTCACTCCTGAGGTGCCTCAAACAGCAATGGCTAATATAGCATTCAGAGGAGTAGCTTCAGTCTCTAACGATGAAGTATACGTCCCTTCAGTCGATTCCACTTATGTCAAGTGGGGTGAGTACAATACGATTATGAAAATAATCAAGTCAAAACTATTTTTTCCTACTTACATCGCTGGTCTTTCAGGTAATGGTAAGACTATGATGGTAGAACAAGCATGTGCCAAAACAGGACGTGAATACGTA